CGCGCGAGGTTCTCTTCGCCACAGAGCCACGGAGTTGAAGAGGAATCCAGATCCCTCCTTTGTGCCTCCGTGTCTCTGTGGTTCATTTCAGACCTCCTGTGCGTGTCTGTGCGTTTAGCTCGCGGAGCCCGTGATCAGCGCCGCGGCGGCATCGACTGCCATGTAGTCGAAGTCGATCTCTTCGATGAACCGCACCGCAAGCTGGTCGTTGGCGAACCACACTTGCGAGGAAGTGTCGATGCGCGGCTGGCGATGCTCGCCGAACCACCAGTAGCGCAGGGCGCCGAAGACGCACACGACGGTGTCCGCCGCATCCGTGGCGCTGTAGGCCGGGAGCACATCGGTCCAGACGATCTTGTAACCGTCCAGCGTCGCCGACCCGTCCGGATTGCGGAGGAACACGAAGGGTTCGGCTTCCGTGTTGAACGCCCGCAGGAACGGCTCCCAGGTGGAGTCGATGTAGTAGGCGCCCTGGTTGCCGCTCAGCACCGCCTTGTTCACCTTCGTCCGCAAATCGCGGAAGTTCGTCAGCGTCGCCTCGCTGCGCGCTGCCTTGCCGGCGTCCATGGTGACGATGTTCCCTGCGGTGCGCGCCACGTTCACGACGCCACTGATGCTCTCGTAGGTGGTGCCCCCGTCGGCATTGAAGCCGAAATTGTCTTCGGCCCGTGCGAACTCGATCGCACCGTAGCGGGCGAGGAACTGCCCGATGTCGACCATGCTGTTCTCGTCGATCTCGCGGGGCAGTCGGACGATGCCGCCGATCTTGTGCCCCTCAAGGCTCGCGAGGGCGTAGGTCGGGGACTTCTCCGACATGGCCGCGCTCATCGCGATCGATCCGAACGTGGGACGGGTGCCCATCCGCACCGGGCGGACGGTGCCGCGCCCGATCGGGTAGCGGGTCATGACCTTCCGGCAGACGCCGAACTCGGAGATGAGTCCGCGCACCTCGTCGCCATAGCCGATCGGCAGCGGCATGTCGTTCGTGGAGATCGCCGTGCGGACGTCCAGGTTGAACGCCTGTCGGCTCTGGTTCAGCAGGGCATCCCGCGTTGCCGAGGATTCGCTGACGGCTTCCAACCGCCCCGCCCCCGCAGCCAGCAGGATGAACTGCGCGGCCAGCGCACGCGCGCAGCCTTCGCTCACCTGTCCCGGCAGGCGCACCCCGCCGCTGCGCTCCAGTGCCAGGCGGCGCCGGATGTCTCCGACTTCCTGACGCAACTGCCCGACCGCACCCGGCATGGCGGCCACTTCCGACCAACTGCCCCGGATCTCTTCGATCAGGGCTGCCGGGTCTTGGTTATTGTTCTCAGACATAACTAACTTCACCTTTCTGTTGTGTTGCTTCTTCCGTCCCGGAACGGCCGCAGGAACTCGACAAGTTCCCTGCACGCCTCGAGACAATTTCGTTTGTGCTTCCCCTGCGCGGCTGCCGCTTCGCCGCCCATGAGCGCGAGCCATTCCGCAGCCCGGGCCGTGTCCGCCGGAGTCCATCCTCTTCGGGCCACAGCGTGCGCTTCGGGGTTCGCGGGGATCGCCACGGCACTGACCTCCAGCAGTTCCTGCTCGATATGTCGGCGGGACCACCCCGTCTTTTCGGTGCCCTCCTCGTAGCGGATCGGCAGGAAACCCACGGACACGGAGTTGAGGTAGCCGCCTGCGAAAAGCCCGTAGGCAATCTTCGCCATCGGGCTGACGTGAGTGGCGAACTCCACCTTCTGCCAGAGAACAGCCGAGCCATCTCCGCGGACTACGATTTCGGTTTCGAGCGCACGCCCCAGGACAAAGAGCACGTCGGCATTCCGATGCCCGTTCAGGAACACGGGGTTCCGGCGGTAGTTCTCGAGCTTCCACCCGCGCGGTTCGATGATTTCGTTGTAGCGATCGACCGCACCCGTCGAGACGATGAACTCCAGGCACGGCCCGCCACCTGGGCCGACTTCCCGCGTCTCGCGTCCGCCGACTTCGACCCCGAACTCCCGCACTAACGCTTGTGTGTCTCGCATAGTTATCTCCTGACTCCTTCTTTCACCACGGAGGCACCGAGGCACAGAGTTAAAGAGGAATTCTTTCTGTGTGTCTCCATGTCTTTAAGGTGGTGCGCCTCGCGCTGCGAGGCGCCCGTCTGGTAACCGAACACTTCTCGCGAACCATGGACGTCATCCAGCCCAGGGGTTTCCTGAATCCCGAAGGGATTCCATCCTCCAGCCCGGGGTTGGACGCGCCAGCGTCCTACCCCGGGTGTCGCCCCGCGCACAAATCCCAACCCTGAAAGGGTTGCATCGCGGCCCTTCCACCCACGGCCCGGATTCAATCCCTTCAGGATTGGAAAATGTCTTTGGCGCAGCTCACCCGGGGTAGTCCCGCCGCGGGACAACCCCGGGCTGAATGATTCAATCCCTTCAGGATTGCGGGATGACATCTCTGAGACCCCATTCAGATATCTTCTCTGTGTCTCCGCGTCTCTGTGGTTCATCCTTCATCCTTCATTGCTTTGCCGTCATTACGTTGGATGCGATCCAACCTTGATCGCCCCACGGCAGGGGCTTAAAGCCAAGGTCGAGTGCCCGGTTGAGTTCATTGAACGGTATCCCCATGGCCCAGCCATTCTTTGCCATCTCCAGACGCCCGCGGCGTGCCTCCAGCAAAGCAGGGTGTTCCTCGACCTCGAAAAATCCTCGCGCCCGTTTGTCGATCGCACGGACGGTCTTCTGCTCTTCCGCTTCCAGGCGCCGGCAGAACGGCACCACACGGTTCTCCACGAAAAACAGCCGCGACGTGCGGGCAATGTCGTACTTCGCCGCATTCACGAAGGTCACGACCTCCTCGGGCACACCGAACGCCGCGCAGATCTCGGCGGCTGTGAACTTCCGGTGCGCCAGCAACGCTTCATCCGCGCTGGCCGCGGTCGGCTGCACGACCTCAACCCCACCCCACAGCAAGAGCGGACGATCCGCTTCTCCGCATCCGCGCTTGCGCTCGCGCAATGCTGCGAGCAACTGCTCCCGCTGTTCGGTGTCCAGCGGCTCCTGAGATTTCACGATCACCCCGGCATCACCGTTGTTTTCGAGCAGGGCTTTCATGTAGTTGCTGGCTGCCCAATCACCCGCTGCCGCGATGCGGGCCACGGAAAGCGGAGCAAGCCCGCGCCACGGGTCGAACGGGTTCGGCAGGCGTTCGTGCCAGACTTCCTCCGGCAGGAACAGTTGCGATTGCGAGGGGTCGGTGCCACCCGTGGACCGGTATTCCCAGCCTTCGAGTTTTCCGTTCTGCACGATGTGCCGGAAGCGAGACGGATCCAGGATCATGATGCGGTCCAATACCTGGCGTCCGCCTTCGTAGCGGAAGACCGGCACGCGGAAGCATTCTCCCGCGAGCATCAGCCAAATCACCCGCAGCTCCCAATACTGGAACTGGTTCAAGAGCGGATGCGGACGGGCGTAGAAGTCCTGCAGCGCTCCCGTGGAGATCCGGTCCTTGCCTTCGCCCGCCGCAGCAAAGCGGAACGGGATATTCGCGATTGCTTCGGCCAGGGCATTGACCGCGCGATACACCCACACCACCTGCGTGTAGGGATTCGAGAGTCCCGAGCCGGAGATATCCGTGCCGCTGAGCCACGCGCCGATGTTCGTTTCAAAGCTGCGCTTCTCGGGCACGGGTTGGTTCTTGGTGATGCTATATCCGAAGAGGTTCATTGTCGGGCCGTTCCTTTCACCACAGAGGCACAGAGGCACGGAGTTGAAGAGGAACTGAGATTTCTTCTCTGTGTCTCCGTGCCTCTGTGGTTTATTCCCAGTCTCATTCTCTTGTTCGTTCGTCCAGCCGGGCCACGACGCTCTCAAGCTGTGCCAGCCGGTTTTGCAAGGTTTCGGTGTTCTTGGCGGTTTCGTGCAGGAGTGTGTTGCCGAGGCCTTCCAGCTTCTCCACCACCGCCAGGTGCCGGGAGTCGATCCGATCGCGCAGGCCGCCAAGCTCCTGCTCCACGGACGTCCGGAACATCCGGAATTCCTCCTGTCGGACGAACTCCTCCGCTTTGCCCCGCAGGAATCCGGCTGCCCGGAACAACACGTAGAGCGATGCCGCTCCCGCTGCCCCGAGCAGCCACTTTTCAAGATCCCCGTTGGCCAATGGTGGAAGCTGGCTGATCATGCGCGTGGCAGTTTGGCGATGAGCTTCTGCGCCGCAGCTTCAGCCGCAGCCCGGTCCACAGCACCCGCAAGAATGTCGATGACCTCCGCCATCACCTTCGACTCCGCCTGGTGCTTCACCATCCAGTTTCGCCACTCGCTTTCCAGCGCTTTGCCCTGCGGTGTA